ATAGAGGCGCTGATCCGCACCTTGTCGGATGCGGAGAAAATCAAGCTGTTGAAGGGCGCGGGCATACAGCTTGTGGACCCCGAAGATCCAAAGCGTATGCGGTCGCTGGACGCGATCCTGCAGGACATCTTTACCCGTGCCGACGCCACCTCGAAGAACGCCGAGGAGTTCAACAGCAAGCTGAGCGGGATCTTCGACAGCGAGGCCATGCGGGCCGTCGCCGTGGCGGCGCAGGAGTTCCGTGAGACAGGCGGGCTTGGGTCGTTCAAGAAGTTCATGGAGGTGGACGATTCCGGCG